CACTAATCCAAGAACACTTTATATTGTAAAAGAATTATCCGACCCAGATCCTAAAAGAGGATGGAAAGCTAGGAGGATTGAGGTAAGTGAGATTTTGAGATTTATGTATTGAAAATCAACGTTTTTAACGTGGGATAACAGCATATAAAATATTATTCATATATTTCATCAAACAAATAATTTAAATCAGTTATTATGGAATCAATTAAACAACTATTAAAGGATTTAATTATAGTAGAATGTTCTATTATGAATGAATGTGCTAAAGGGTTATTAGCGTTTCAACAGAATTTACTTCCATTTGGATGGACTAGTTTAGAACATATTATTAATTTCCAAATTGAAAAATTAAGAAGTGATGCAAAACTAATCCACATTAAATAGGGAACAAGTAAATAAGCAGCTATTTTATCAATCTTCAAAAAGCTTTTAATAATTATAATTAGCGACACATCCATTACTAAAATAATAAAAAAGGCTAGAGCAAAGATAAATCCTGTAAATAATAAAAGAAAATTTGATTATAAGGAAAAATATTCTCCATGTGCAAGAATGAAAGAAAGATTAAAATTAGACAATGAATATAAGTTAAAGTTTAATTTTTCAAGCTTGCTGAGGTATCATTTAAAAAATAAAAATAAAGCAAAAACATTTGATATAGTCGGGTATTCCGTAAAGGATTTAAAACAGCATTTGGAATCAAAATTTCAAGATGGTATGTCCTGGGATAATTATGGATTATGGCATATAGATCATATAAAGCCAGCAAGTTTATTCAAATACAACTATTATACAGATCCTGAATTTTTAGACTGCTGGAACTTAAATAATCTTCAACCTCTATGGGCAAAAGACAATATATTAAAAAGTAATAAATACTTTATTGACCCTATAAAAAAGGTTACAATATGACAATGGGCAGACCTCCTCTTTGGGAATCACCTGAAGAGATAGAAAACATTATAGATAACTACTTTGAAACTACTCCGGCCGAAGATATAACTCTTTCCGGTTTATGTATAGCTCTTGAAACAAATAAGCAGACAATCGCAAATTACCAGGATAAAGCAGAATTTAAGCATATTTTAGAAATGGCTAAATTGAAGATTGAAAATGCTTACGAGAAGTCTTTAAGGAAATATGGCAGGTCAGGGGACATCTTTGCTCTTAAAAACTTTGGATGGAGCGATAAACAAGAAGTTGAACTGGTTACAACCATAAATCAGGATGATGAAGCCGTAAAAGCCGTATTGGAAAAGCATGGCATTAAAACCAGAAAAGATTGATCATGCTTCAGCTTTAGACGAATGGTTGACCACCCCTTACAAGTTTGGCCATTTACTCGGATATAATAAATTATCGCCTGAACATGATGAATGGATATTTATATTTATAAAATCCCGTAAATTTGATTTACTCCAGGCTCATAGAGGGAGCTATAAAACAACATGTGGAATCGTTGCAATGATACTTTTATTCTTATGTTTTCCCGATATGAGACTTTTAATTGTAAGGAAAACAGGGGATTTGGCCAGTGATGTTTTAAGAACCATAATCCGGCATTTCGAAACCAATGAAGTTTTAAGATTATACATGTATTCTCGTTGGAATAATTCAAACGCTAAAACTTATGCTGCAAAAGAAGCCGCTACAAATGCGCTTCTTAATAAAGCTCTTCAGGATAGCAATGCGGAATTTACGTTTGATGAAAATGGTAATCTGTCTTTAATTAAAAAAGATGGCACCAACCTTTTCGGGGAGAATCACACATTAGTAACACCGCAGGCTTTTATTGACAAATCTTTCTCCAAAATTCTAAAAGTTACCGAGGCTCAAAAGCCTAACACCCAACCGGCTGCCGTTACAGGCGGGCAAAATTCCAAAAACAACGCTTTAGACGCTGCACTTGAGGAAAGCCTGAATAATTATCAGGCAGGAACTAAGGTTGCGGTGTAAGCACCTTTCTTTAACTTTTTAAACATAATAATATGGCTTTAGGATATTGTCCTGCCTTGCTGCGCACTATTCGTGAAGTAGCTGGCGAAAACGATCCATCGCTGAAACTGCATAATGCCGGTTTCCTTGCGATGTTGCAATGTTGCCAGAACAGTTCTGTCAACCCAATAAACGATGCCTACGATGATTTCGGGCATCAACGCCCTCTAACTGTTTCTTATCGTCAGCGTCCTACCCTGGATATGGTTCAGGAAGAAGATGATTGCGATATTAACCGTATTCCTGCTAAAGCAGAGTGGACCTTACCGGCCCTTACTCACCTTTCCACTTCGCATTACCTTTCCGATGAAACGGTAAGACAGTTTTGCGAAGATGCAAGCCGTGAGCGTACAATCGGTACACCTCCAACCCGTATCATGCAGGAGCATTACGGCCTATTGGTTGAATCAGCAAACCTTATTATGAAAGCCGCAAACCGCCGTTTGGTATTGGATGCAGCTACCCAGTTCGGCCTGAACACTACTATCGGTTCTGCCGCTGGTAAGGTTATCAATATCGAACGCCAGGGGAATCAATTGATACTGGATAACGGTATTATTGATATGATGAGGGATTTCCAGGAGAATGAAATTTGCGGCGAGCCTTGTATCGTTGGTGGTGGTATTTTCACCGCTTACAACATGCAGCGTGCTTCTTTATGCTGCAATACTGCTGGCGTTGATCTTTCCCGTATGGGTATTCCCCGCTTCTTCTTCGATAAAGACACACAGGCACTTTGGGGCGAAAACGCTATCGGCGTATTTGCACCGGGTTCTGTTAAGTTAATTGACAGGCTGAAGTATAAGAGATCATTTGCTGGCCCAGGTGGAACGAGTTTCTTCTTTACTGTTCCTTTGCCGGTTGCTGAATTTAACAACTGCGCTGATCCTTGCCAGGTTACAGAGTTCGATGTTCAAATGAAATATTACGATTGCCCTACGGTTACAACCGTTAACGGGGTGAATACTACCGTTCCTCGTGGGTGGCAGGTAATTGTTTCAAAGAACGTTGGTCTTTGGGTACAGCCTCGCAACGGGTATGCGCCAGGTGATGTATTGAACAGCACAAACGGTACTTTGAAATATTACATTACCAATAATTGTAACGATTGTACCGAGCCTTCAAACGCTTATGGTTACGGTTACGCACAATAATGGAGTGTTTTATAGATCATATCGGATTATCATACTGTGAGCGGGGAGTCTATGATTCCCCTGCTTCCGGTATTTATTTAAACTCGCTTCCCGGTATCAGTATTGAAAATATCGATAAGATAGCGGATAGTGAGCAGGTCACTTATTTAGGTGTTTGGGATGATGTTCAGACCGAGGCGATGATAAGATTCAAGATTGATTTCATATCGGAGGTGACGAAGTGCTTCAAGATCAACCGTGAATGTGATTACGAAACGTTTGTCTGCGATAACAAAGACACGTTAGTAAACGCTTGGAGGTATTTACTGGGAAACCAGTTGATGTTATTCAGGCTTACCAGTAGTCGATTAAACCGGTTCACGACAATTGACAAAGAACAGGCTGAACAATTAAGAGATCATTACCAGGTTGAGTACGAAAACGCTCTTTCACAGGCCGTAAAACTGATTGATTTCAGCGACTGTTGCATGGAGTGCGGCGGTAACCCGGAATACGTAACATGGCTTCCATAAAGATCAATACCAACCTTGCCAGCGTAACTGCTGATATACGTCAACGTATTGAAAAGCTAAAGGATGCCGAGTATTTGTTACGACCAGTCTGCTTTGACCTCATCGATCTGATGACCAAAAGGATTCACATCGATGGAAAGGCTGCAGATGATACTCCAATTGGGCAATACAATCCCGTGTACCTCAAATTGCGCCAGAAGAAATTTAAACGTAGTTCTGAAAACAAAGTCATTGTATCACTAACCCGGCAACTTGAAAATGACTGGTCGGTTATTGCAACTGAAGATGGTTATGGTATAGGATTTTTAAACCCTTTCAACTTTCAAAAAGCCAGATGGGTTGAATCGAATAAAGAAGTAAAAATATTCAGCCTGTCCAAAACAGAAATAAAATACGTTTCCGATACCGTTCAAAGACTTACTACGGATGCCTTTAAATAGTTTCATATCAGCAATAAACGAAAACCTTTCAGGACTAATGAAAGGAATTAAAGTTTATGGCATTACGCAATCTGTTCAGCGTGGTACTGAAACTATGCCGGGGTTGGTGGATAAGTCAGGAGAGATTACCTACGTAGGCCTTGACGATAATTACCCGGCTATCATATACCACAAGATTACAACGATAGGAGTTTCCCGTGCAACTATACCGGGAAGGGGCGAAGAGTATGCGCCCATTGTAAACACATTCGCTATGGCCATGATTGTTTATATAG